GGCCGTCGGCGTATGCCCGTCCACCGGCTTCGGCAGCGCCTTGACAGCCCGCTCGACCGCGCCCTCGATGATCGGCGCCAATTCCTCGGCCGTCGGCGTATGCCCGTCCACCGGCTTCGGCAGCGCCGCCAGTGTGGCCTCAAGCACTCCAATTCGCTGCAGCAGCGGCGCCGTTGCATCGCCGATAATGCCGGCGATAATCTCGCTCAGCGCATTGATTTCGCGACCGTCCACTCGGCAATTCTCCCGATGAGAGAAAGATGCCGCTCAGGCGGCCAGGCGCAGGGCGAGCTTTTGTCTGGTCACCGCGTCGACGAGCATCGCCCAATCGGTGATTTCGCTATCGCTGCGCACCAGGGGAGCGGGCAATGCGACGAGCGGCGCCGGAAGCCGCAGATGTTCCTGCGCCGAAGGCGACTGCGCCGCCGTGCCAGCGGCGTTTGAATTCGATGGCTTCGCCGAAGCAAACGGGTCAGCCGAGGCATCGCGTTTTGCAAGAGCCGCGAGGCTATAGTTCTGCTGCTGCAGATAGGGCGATTCGCCGCCCGCCACAGGCCCCAAGTTGACCCGCGCGCGGCCCTCGTTGGGAGCAATGATCCCGGCGCTGACGCCATCCTTGAGAACCGTCATCTGCGTCTGGCTGTCCATGCGGAGCAGGTTGTCGATATCGAACTCGACCCGCTTCCCGGAACTCCAGCCGATCCCCAGGCCGTCGTTGAGGCATTCTTCGATCGCCTCGAATAGCACCTGGAGGCACTGGGAATAATATTCGAGGTTGAGCGCCTCGACCGTCGTCCGCGCCGGCGGATCGCCGATTGCGATCTTGTAGGGCGGAACGTGAAAGGTGCCGCAGACAACTTCGGCGGTCCATTTCAGCTGCTCGACGAGCTGCGCGTCGACCGCGGTGATCGCCATCCGCTCAAAGGTGAGCCCATTCCCCAGGACCGCAACGCGCCCGACATTTTCGCCGGTGAACTTCTCTTCCCATTGCGTTTTGAGACGGTTGGCCGTCTCGTCGTCGATCTTCCCCGGCGCCGTCAGAATGCCGCCCGGGTTGGAATTGTTGCCGAAAAATCGTGCGGAGTTCTCCTGAATCCGCAGCCCCTGCATCGCCGCCAGCCCGTTGGCGAAAATCGGCGAGGTGCCGACAAGCGGATGAAAGAGACAGTTCATTCGGTCGTGAATGATCTCCCGCGCCGGCACTGTCTCCGAAGCAGTAAGACCGCTCAGATAATCGGTATAGAGTTGGTAGAAGACGCTGCCGTCTTCCGCCAGGAGCGGCCGCACCCTCATGGGATCCAGCACATAGAGCGCGACGACAACCCCACGGTTGTCTCGCTCTTTCAGGACGTATGTGTTGCCGTGCAACAATTTGGAGAGGACCCAACTCTCAAAGAACTGGATTCGGGTCTGGTAGGGGTTAGGCTTGGATAAGACGGGGGTGTAGGCCGGGTTAGATGTTTCGCTCCAGATGCCATTATTGTCATTCGCGACCAGCTTCGGGCGGTTTTTCGAGATATCGGACGCGATCAGCGTCGCGCATGAATAGATCGCGTGAAACGAGGGCGCCCGCGCCACGTCGATCGTGATATTTCTTTGCCATGCGCCGCCAAAACTTTCGCGGATCAGCGGCCACCAGCCGCGGTCAGAGAGCCCGGAAAGCGCCTGCGCCTTTTGTTCGCTGGCTGGCACCGGGAGCTGCATCTTCGGCCGCCCGAACGAAATCCGGTTTCCGTTGATGTTGAGCCCGAGGAAGCGCATCAGGCTGCCCGCCTCTCAACAGTGCGGCGATAATGCCGAGTGACGAAATAATCGCCGCCGATCCGGTCCCACGGCTTCAATGATCCGGGGAAAAAGAGAATTCGATGTCGAGGCGCTCCGCTGCCGTACCAGGTGACGCCGTCCGCATCGCCCCAGGTCGCCTCTCCGGACCCCAGGACGTGACTGATCCATGCCTGATCCGAGCCCGCGAGCTTCACCCCGGCCATCATCATTTCGTCAATACTGAATCGTTGATAGACCTGCGGCCGGACGCCGGCAGTCATCAGCAACATCGCGCCATTATAGGCGACCTGCGGCATGCGGTGGCTGGCATTGATCTTGAAGTCGACGGCCGTATCGAAGAGCGGATCAAGGCTGTCGCCGATGACGCAATCCAGGTCCATCGAGACAAAGCGTTCGCCGAAAATTGCTGCTGCGTCGGGACGGAAGAGCGCGAGGCGACGAAAGCACTGTGGGCGCTCGGCGGGCCAGCTGGGAATCCGCACATCGGCGAAATCGCCGGGAGGTGCGATGATTTTGACGCGCGGATCGATGCCCTGGGGAAGGTCTGTCACGCAAGCGAGCCGATGCGGCGTCGCCAGATGACGATCCACCATGTCGGCCCAAATGTTGACATGATGGGCGGCATAGCGGGTGCGGCAGCCGGGCTGGTTCCACAGCCAGGCGAGAACAGTCAGCATCAGCCTTGCGGCTCCTGCGTCGTCGCCGCCTCTGGCGTTTCCGGCGCAGGCGTCGATGATGCAGGCGATTGCGTCAATGGCGTCGACGCCGATGAAGGCGGCGGCTGGTTGCGGCGGGGACGTGGGATAGGGGCCGCTGCGACCGCGGGAGCCGACTCGGCAATTTTGGCTTTTTTCGTCGCCAGCACGACTTGCACCATTCGGCCATCAGGCACTTCAAACCGGTCGCCAGGGACCAATCGCCTGGTCGCATAGGTCCAAGGCTTTGTCGCGATCATTTGCATTTTACTTGGACCCTAATTGTGACGAAGAAGGAGCGGCGGGGCGCGAGGCCCCGCCATCGTTAAGCGCCGATCCCGATCCCTAGCTTGCCGGGACGGCTCCGCCCCATGCGACACTCGTCAGATAGGGTGCGGCGACCGGCCGTCGATGTAGCCAGTTCATTCGACGCTCGGCCCTGAAGGCGACGGAGTTCGTCTGGAACATCGAAACCATTGATGCGCCGGTCGCCGTCGCGTCGCCATGCTGGGTCAGGTGATCGACATCCTTCATTTCGAGCGATGCTTCCGAGCTCATATCGACTTCGACACCGCCCTCCTGCGCGAGGAGAATGTCGGACGCACTGACCAGTGCCACGTCGCTGGCGATATGGTCTGAAGCAATGACCGGGACGCCATGGATCATGCCTCCCATTTGGGTCATGCCAGGGAATTCCGGCTGTCCAAGCGCGTTCGTCATCCAGCTTAGCGCTGTTGCATTCTTTGCGGACATCACGAGCACCGCTTGGGTCGCCTGATTGTCGGCATCGAAATACTTCTGAAACAGCGCGCGGATATCGAGTCTCACAGCGTCGGCGTCCGTGCCCGTCGAGACGATAGAGGGTTGGGCATTGGTAATCGAGGCCGGAGATACCCCGGAAACTGCCGTTGCCGACGGATCGATGAACGTAAAGTCGAGGACCTGGACGATAGCCCTGGTCATTTCGTTGACGACGACGGGCTCGATCGAGGGGCTCGAATCTCGAAGGTCCTCCATCGATACGGCGATGATCGCCGCCACCTTCAACGGCAGGATCGGAGTGCGCGACGAGGCGAGCGTGGTCAGCGGTTTCGGCTTCGCTTCACCCGTCCAATAGCCCACTGCGCCGGTCGTGACGCTGACATTGCCTGCGCGGAACGGCGTACCGGTCAGCGGGGGGATGTTGCCGGTCCCGAAGCGTCCGATGATCGTCAGTGGCCGCAGGAATTCGGCATAATCGCCGCCCCCGAGATCGGTCGGGATGAAGCCGACGCCGCCGGCGGCGGTCGTGAGTGCCGCCACTTCGCCGGCCTTGACGTGATGCACGAGGAACGGGTCCCGTGACCCATATTCGCGCTCAGCGATGACGCCGATATCACGGCCCTCGAGCCGACCCAGCGCCTTGATGCGCATCATCCGATAGATGCGGACACCGGGAGCGGGTTTTGCTTCCTTCGCCTCCGCGTAAACGTGGTGCGTGCCGCGCGGGGCAGGCTGCAAAATCGGCGATCCGCCGCCGGGAACGGGGGTCGCGCTCGCCGCCAGCTGCTTTTCCTTGAAGCGCAGCAGATCGAGATCGACGTCGATCGCCTCGAGATCGGCCTTCAGCGTCTGCAATTCGGCGCGCTCGGTCTCGTCGGTCGTGCGCCCGGCCGAAACGCTCTTTTCCATGAGTTCGTCGAAGCGGGCGGCTTTCGGCCCGCGCATCCCCTCAAGCGAGGAGATTTGCTGATTGATGTTCACCGGGTTGCCCTCCTTGGGCGCGGTTCGTGAGATTGAGCCCGCAGCGCCGGGCGAGGACCCCCGAATGATCCGGAGCGGCTTTGGGCCGAGCGCGGCCCGCTCTCCGGTGGCAATCGAGCGAATTGTGGTGATCGTGGCTTCGGCATTAGCCGGGATCGTCACGGCCGAGAGCTCCAGAAGCTCCCATTTGAGATACCGCCGGCCCCAGGACCCTTCGATCTGGGCCGTCTCGATCGGGTTGAAGCCAATCGAGAGACCGCGCACCAAGCCCGACTTCACCATCGACCAGGCGCGGTCCAGATCGTCCTGCAGGCTTGCGGGCGCGTCGACCTGAGCGAATTGGCAAGTGACGCTGATCTGCGTGTCGCTGACCTTGGCGGCGATGACCTGACCTACCGGGCAATCCGAATCGTGTTGCCACAGGAAGGGGATCGGCAGATTGAAGATCGCACCGCGCGGCTCGACGATATCGTCCATGCGATCGGTCGTGACCGTCGAGGCGATGCCCTCGATAATCCGTTTGTCTTCGTTGATCGCCTTGATTTCGAGGATGCTATAGGCCCGGGTGACCGGCGCGCTCTTGCCGCCTTCCTTGGCGTCGATCAGCGCGAGGAGCTTCCCGGCATCATCCTCGATGTCTGTTGCGCCCTGTGCTGCCGCACGCTGGGGGATTGCCGTCAATGCCGAGCGGTAGACCTTGCCGCCCTTGCCGACGGGATAGCCAAATCGCGCCTTGGTAGCCGCGGGCTGGGTCATATCGTGCCCGAGGTGCCAGCGGTCGTAATTGGCCCAATTGTCGCCATTGGCCCCGAGCATCGCGTCGCCATCGGCCGCGGAGAAAGACCAGGCCGCCGAGGCGTCGTAATCGCCGGCGGCAATCCGGGCGCGCGCAAATGCAGCGCCCGATGAATTGAGCGTCATCGCCATCGGTCGGTTCCCGAATTGCGGAAGGGTCTTAGGCAGCGCCGAGGAAGATCATCTGGTATTCGGGAGCTGCCGATGGGTTGAGGCTCATCAGCGCGATAGCGTTGAACATCGCCATCACCGGGTCGATCTTAGCCGTGCCTGAGACTTGCTTCGTGATCAGGATCGCGTTCCCTCGGGGCTCGACCCGACAGTTGGCGATGCACCAGGCCATCAATTGCTGGTCGGCATGGAGGAGATTGCCAGCGGCGAGCTCGCGCTCGGTCGTCTTGATCGCCCCCTGCATCCGGTAGCCTTGGGTGATCGCCACGACCCGGGGATGTACAAAGCCGCGGCCTGCCAGTTCGTTGGGCAACTGCCCGATGCCGATCTGGTCGATGCCGATCGCATTCTCGGCCGGCAGGAGCCCAGCATCGGAAAGCTGCTCGGCGATATCGGCGATCGCCATGACATCGTCGCCGATCTGGTCGATGAAGACGAGGTCGCCCGTCTTCTCGAGGTCCTGCAGCTCGGTCGCGATGCTCTTCCGCCGCTCCAAAACGATCGGGTGGGCCCAAGCGCGCGACCAGGAGAGCCAGCGGCCTGTTTCCTTTTCCCTGCCGATCACCGTGGCACCGAGGAGGTCGTCGAGCCCTCCGCCATCGGCGCCGAGCACCGCGACCTCGCAGCGCTTGATCAGCGATTCGAGATCGAGGCCCTTTTCGGCCGTTTGCGCCCAATAGTCGCCGCCGACCCAGTGGTCGGTATGGATGCCGACGCCGATCTCGATGTTGAGGTGCTGCGATGCCCAGATCTGCGCCGGCCGCGGCCCCTTTTCCTGCTCGCTGCGCCAATCCGGCACGAGGTCCCGCAGATGGACCGAGCGGTTGAGATTCGGCATCACCATCGGCCAATTGTCGGGGTCCTGCCACTGCGCGGGGTCCTTGGCGATCCTCGGCGGGAATTCGTAGAGGACCGGCAGCATCGGCCGGATATCTTGACCCTTGAAGGCGCCGTCCCGGATCTTGCGGGCATAGAGGAGCTCGTCGCGGAAAGCCCCGACCGGCTCTTCGTCTGATTGCGTTGTCGTGATCAGCAATAGGCCCTCGGGTGTCTTGTCGAGCCCACCCCTGATCTGGCGCAACACCTTCGTCGTATGGACATTGCGGCCGAGGAGATGCAGCTCGTCGACCAGCGCGAAAATCAGGATGCCGCCGGTCAGAATATTTACGTCGAAGGTCTTCACCTTCATCTCGGCGTTGGTGATCCGGTCTATGATCGTCTTCTCGTGGTCGACCATGCGGAACCGGCGCTCGGCGGCCTTGTCCTGGGTGATCATGCCGATCGCCTGTTCATAGGCTCGGTCGGAGATCGACTGGGTCGGCCCGACAAAGATCGCCTGGCAGTTGCGCCGGCGGTTCATCAGCATGACGGCAAGGATGAGCCCCGCCGCATAGGTCGTCTTCGACGAGCCCTTCGGCGCCATGCAGAAGATGTCGCGGATGGAACGGATATTCGAGACGGGATCGAACGAACCGAACGCGACGCGCACGAGGTCGCGCCACCATTCGCCGGTCGCATCGCCAAGGCGCGCCGGCAGGCCATCAGGATCGGCGACGGCGTCCGGCAGGCGGAACTCGTCGTAGAAGGCGAGCCCGTCGTGCGCTTGGGCCTCGTGCAGCGGAAGGCTGGGGATGATCGAGCGACCGGCCCGCATCCGCTGTTCCCAGTCGGGGCAACTGAGATCCCACATCAGTTGATCGTCCGCTCTGCCATCAGCCGGCCCAGAGGCGTCGTCGTATCGGGCTGGCTGGCGTCAACCAAAGCCTGCTCCTTCTTGCCCAATTTCGGCGCCTTCGCCTCGGGCTCGCGGCGCTGGCCGCCGAACAGCATCAGATCGTTGTGCTCCATGAGGTCGCGGAACTCGCGCAGCGCTGAGACATTCCCCGCCTCCACCTGGCGCCAGAGGATCATTGTGAGAGAGGCGTCGAGCCGGTCGCGCGCCTCATTGCGATAGCGCAGTTCCGAAGAATACCTACCTCTGAGCGTCGGCGGCGAGATGCGGAGCGCCCGGGCGATCCGCTCGTTGTTCCAGCCGAAGGCCAGCAACATACTGACCTTGTTGCGGTTTTCCTGAGTCGGGACATGCGCCGGCCGGCCGCCCTGGGGACGGTACTCGCGCACCGGATCGCCGAAGAGGTCGAAAGTCTGCGGCAACGAAAAAAAACTCCCCGACTGAG